CTTGAATTTATTAGAATAGTACACTATAATATATAAGTATTCTATTTATTCAACACCCATGAATTACAAACAACAAAATCAAGTCAACACAGTATATAGTGCAGACTCAAACAATGCTTTATTAGTTGAAGATCATTATAAAGCTAAACACAATTTTAAAAGAATAGGTAATGAAGATATATGCGGTAAATCTATAGATAAGAATGTTTCTATAAGGGATGCATTTAAACAGTGTGGAGCGTTAAACCCACCCGTAGAAATTACACCTTATATAGAAAATAGTTTTGGTAACAAAATAGAGTTAGAAAATCATAAGGCTATAGTAGACAGCGTAACTGGTAAATGTATGTCAGTTATGAAAAAATCTTATGAAGTACAAGACAATGAACCGATTTATAATATATTTGAGCAGAATAAAGAAACTTTACAATTAGAGCATATAACCTTATTTAATGATAATGGTTGTATTTTAGCTAGTGGCGGTATTAAAGATGCTGACTTAGAAGTTACAAAAGATGATCCAATTCGTAGAAGACTTTGCTTAATCAATAGTTATACAGGACAGTACGCATTTAAATTAGTACTAATTGACTTTAGGCTCTTTTGTTTTAACCAATTAGGCCGTATAAATAGAAGTCAAAATAAATTATCGTTTAGACATTCTAAGGGGATAAACGATTATACAAAACAATTACCAGACTTTTTAAAATACCAAAGAGAAGATCTAAGAAATTCTATTGAAGAATTAAGAGCTATGGTACGTGTCTCCTATAAAGATAGAGCAGAATCAATGAATGTTTTAAAAACATTAGCTAGACAAATGTTGGCCGATAAATTAAATGGTAAAGTTAAGGATAAGGAAACTAAAGAATATAGAGCTAAAGACTTTGATAAGGATTTATCTAAAGAGTGGAACGATATAAAAAATAACTTTTATAAGGAAACAAATAATTTTGAAATAGCTCCAAACTTATATCAAATGTTTAACGCTCTAAACTATCAGCAAACACACTGCGAGCAGTCTGTTAAAGATGATGTTAAGGGAGCTAGAGTAAGGTTAGAAAGTCTAGTCAGTGGTAAGTGCGGTAATAGAGTTGATTTAATCCGCAGAGAGTGTTTACAACTCACTAAGGTAGGAGCTTAATAAGATGTTAGAGACATTCAAACAGTTAAAACAGAATGACAAAATTAGGGTATCAATGACTGATGCCCTAATTGGTAAACGTCAAAAAACTCTTTCAGTTGGCAGAAGAACCCATTCAAAAAAATATAATGTTGAAAAATTGACATTATTTCAAGTAAATAAAGATGGATCGCCAGACAAATATTCATGTAAATATTATTTTTATTATCGGCCAGACTCTAACTTATTAACCTTAGCCATGAGTAATATGGGATGTTCATTCACTGATATTGAAATTTTAAAGGATCATTCATCATGATTTATTTTTTAAAAGAAATTAAGTTTAAAAATTCTAATTATGGATTGTTTGATATTGGCTCTAATTGGCGAGCAAAGAATCATACTGAATTAATTAGAAAAATAGAATCATTCATTAAAACTAAAATTATTTTTATTGAGTATCAAAAAACCATTCAAAATGAAATTAGTTGTATAGATACATTCAATTATTAAAAAGTTTACAGCTCCTAAAGTTTTATTTAGGGGCTTTTTTAATGTGATATTTTAGAACGTTTTTAATGTTTTTTAGGTAGTATCACACATGAAAAATTTTAAAATGTATGAGTCTTACTTTGCGAAACTCTTGTCATATCAAGGGTTTTTAATTTTACTATGTGAGACAATAGAGAATCAGTGCTAATTTTTAGCTATTTTTAAGGGTTTTTAAGTATTATTAGAATATTATTCTAGTATTGAATTATCTATTAAAAAATGGTAAAATTAAGGTTGTATAATACATTTTTCTTATGACTACCCAAACCAAAGAAATTAACAAACCTATTGGACTAGGTTATTCTGAAAACTATCCTTGTATTTGTATTCAAGATTATGAAACAAATAAATGGCAATGGTTTAATGTTTATGAGATTTTTCAAAATTCTAGCGATTTAGAAGAATTTGGAGAATTGATGACAAAAGCTAGAAAATCAATATGCCGCGATGAATGGTTTTATTCTGATTGTCTTTATTTAAATTCTATTTATTCTGAGAACATAATGGATTATGAATTATATGAATATTTAGAGAGTTTAGATGATGCGTTGAGTGATGGACATTCCGTATCTTTACATGAAGAATTTATTGGTGCTTTAGGTACTGAATACTTCGGAATGTTGAATGATATGTATTATGGAGAATTTGATAACACCAAAGAATTCGCTGAACATCACATCGAAGAAACTGAAGATTTAGATTCTATTCCATGGATTATTAGATCTAATATTGATTATTCAAATATTTGGTACGATCTTCAAGATGATTTTATTGAGATTGAAGCAGATAAATCTAACTACTTCTTTAGGAGATAAAACTACATCAGGAATTAAACAATGACAACTTTTATTATTTGGATTTGTATTACAACTCTTTTGTACATCTTTTTAAAAAACATTAAAACTTATTAATTCTTTTCTTCCATTGCATCATTCTTAAATTATGAAAACTTCTAAATCTAACTATCGCTACCCACTAGCCACCAGACCAAATATTGTTATGGTTCGTATTGCAACGGTTTTATTTTTTGTGGGTTCGTTTATTGCTGCCAGCTACTACAGCGACAGCCACCAATTAAAAAAATGTCTAGCAGATAACAGCCAAACTAATTCTTTTTGTTATAAAAAATTTCTAGGCTAGACTCTACCGCCCCGCCCCGCCCTGCTATTCTGCAGGGTTTTTTATTACCCAATTGTTAGTGTATCAATTGCTACGGGGGTGTGTAGCATTTGTCAGCTAACTATATAGATATACAGGGAACTTACTGATAAACCATAAATTAAAGACTAAAATACTACAATATAATAATACTACAATATTACAATAGTGTCAACTACTTTTGCTTCGCTTCTACCTGAATTGATAGCTGTGGAGTGTTTAAATTGATTATTTCTTCACTCTCCCCTAGTACTTTACCGAGTGAATCCAATATCTGAGCAGCCGTCTGTAACTGACCTTTTCTCACAGCCTGTTCAAAAAGCCTCATCCTCATTCCCTGGAGTCGTGAAATCATCTTCTCTCTATCCTTCTCCCAATCCTCATCGTTCCACTGCTTAACCTTTTTCCAATCGGTCCACGCTGTATCTATCCCGATCTGTTCCCTGGATGCGTGTTCATGTACCAACTGCCTCGTAGTCTTACCTGTTAATTGCTTCGAGTACAACCGCTGCCTTCTCGCCTCAATAACTACATCAGGCTGCCTCTTCCCACATACCCTTCCATCCTGCAAAGCTTTCTTGGATGTAAATTGACCACTAGTGTTACGAATAATAGAATCAGTCACGGACTAAAATACTACATATACTTGAATAATAACCCTAAAAACACCATTTAGTCGATAAAAAACCAAAACTTTGTCAAAATTAAAGCTATTCTGTAGTACATGAGCGTAAACGCACCCGAAAAACTATCACTCCGTTGGGCACAGGGGGAGGTGTTCAACGCAAAACAACGATTCCGCGTCCTAGTAGCTGGCAGAAGATTCGGAAAATCCTATTTATCCTGCATCGAACTCCTCAAAGCAGCAATAGACCGCCCAGGCGAAACCTACTTCTACTGTGCCCCAACCTACCGCATGGCAAAAGACATCGCCTGGAAAGAAATCAAAAAACTCATCCCACCCCAATGGATCTCCGCAAAAAACGAAACCGACCTAAAAATAGAATTAATTAATGGATCGCTAATCGAACTGAAAGGCACAGAAAACGCAACCACCCTGCGTGGCCGAAGTCTCGCTGGAGTAGTACTTGACGAAGCAGCCTTCATGGATTCCGATGTCTGGTTCCAGGTAATCAGACCAGCCCTCGCAGATAAACAAGGTTGGGCACTATTCATATCCACCCCTGATGGAACCGCCTCATGGTTCTACGATTTATGGTGCTACGTCCCCGAAGATGAAACCGGAGACTGGAAACGCTGGAGTTTCACCACCATAGACGGGGGTAACGTACCAATCGAAGAAGTCGAAGCAGCAAAATCCCAACTGGACACCAGAACATTCAAACAAGAGTTCGAGGCAAGTTTTGAGAATCTCACTGGTCTCGTTGCAGTCTCATTTTCAGATTCCAACATTTCTACCGAAGCCGAGGACATATCCATCGCCCCACTCCTCCTGGGAGTCGATTTTA